GCTAGGTCTGCCGCTTGGTCTGCCGAATCTGCCGCTTGGTCTGCCGAATCTGCCGCTAGGTCTGCCGCTTGGTCTGCCGCTATCAAGAAAACACAGCTCTACTTTAAAAGGATAGTAAAAGAGAAAGAAAATGTTTAAGTACGAATATCTAAAAACACAAGAGGAAGTTAGAAAACATATTCAAGAGTGTGAAGGCTTGCACGTCCAACAGGTGGCATATTCTACATTTCACGATAGTTTGACTCAAATATGCTTTGGGTGCAGGGTTATTAGAACAAGTATTAAAATACATGAATAAACTACCACACTCCAAAAACCACAAATACGATTTACATACCGGATTATGTGATTATTGTGGAAAGATGAAACCCAAGAAAGTAAGAAAGGCTAAATCTAAAGAACCAAGATGTAAGATGACAACAAGCGGAAGGCATATATGGCAGGAAGATACTAGAAGTGATTCATTGACAGGGATTACGGTTTGGACAGGATATCATTACTGTTTAGCTTGTAGGATATATAAGTATTAGCTCATTAAAAGACTTGGGTTGGTCGGGAAGTGTGAAATTCATTTCCCGCCCATCTTAAGTCCTTTAATCAAGAATAGAAAATAGAGATATGGAATATTGGGAAACACAAGACGGAACAGAGATAGAATACAAAAAGTTAGAGGATGACCACTTGCTTAATATCCTGAAGTTTATTAAAAGAAAGGCTAAGGAGGGAGTAGAGATTGGAGGGGGGCAGTATTATGGAGAAGGTGAAGAAGACTTTTGGACGGATACACTTTACGGAAACGAAGTTCTTCAACACTTTGACTATAAAGGTCTTAGAACTGAGGCTAAAAGAAGAGGTTTAATTAAATAACCATTCTGATGACGGAGTATAAGTAATATGAAAAAAGTAATCAAAAAAAGTATAGTTGAATGGGCAAAGGAACAAGGCTATCAGATACTAGACCCAGATGGTTTTGATAGAACAGACCCAGAAGTAATGACACGCCCTAGAACGAAAGAAGAATTTGAAAAGGGATTTATGCTTTGCACAATTTGTAAATTATGACAACTAAAGAATTTAAGAGTTTAGAAGAAAAGATAAAGGGAATGAAAACAGGACATTCTTCGTATTCTTGTAGGTCTGACCGAGGTGGATTTTGTGTATGTGGTGCAGACGAAGACAGGTGGAACTTGGCAATAGATGAAGTTTTATCTTTACTATCCACTATTAAAACAAAAGAATGAACACACAGTTAAAAAAGAGCTGGGAAGAAAGGTTTGATGAAGAATTTGGAGAAAATGACGCTTATATTTTAAGAACGGGGGTTGTACCTCCAAATGCTCCACAAAAGACACTTCAAGATGTTAAACAATTTATCCAAACCGAAATAGACAATGCTAAAAATGAAGTTGTCGAAGAAATAGTTAAAAAAATACGAGATAATACTGAAGCCTATGGTTGGGGTGTAAATGCTGATGAAATAATAAAAGTATATCTAAACTTAAAAGAAACAAAGATTAAAGGGGGGTGAATAGATTATGACAAAAGACAAAAAAGGAAATACGGGTGTAGAAAACACAGGGGAAAACAACTCTGGCGACTGTAACTCTGGTGACTGTAACTCTGGTAATAGGAACTCTGGTTACGGGAACTCTGGTTACGGGAACTCTGGTGACTTGAACTCTGGTTACGGGAACTCTGGTTACGGGAACTCTGGTTACGGGAACTCTGGTTACGGGAACTCTGGTGACTTGAACTCTGGTTACGGGAACTCTGGTGACTTGAACTCTGGTTACGGGAACAGCACAAATCGTGAGTCGGGTATTTTTAATTCTCAAAAAGGCAAAATTAGAATGTTTAACAAAGAAACAAACCTTACTTGGGGTGAAATTAAACATCCACACTTTAAAGAGTTTTACTTAAATAAATGGATAGAAGAAAGTGAAATGACTGATGAGGAGAAGAAAGCCGACCCAGAATTTTATGTAAGAGGTGGTTATCTAAAGACTTTTACTTGGACTGAGGCTTGGGCTAACTTTTGGAAAGATACAGACGAAGAAAACAGGCAAAAGTTTTTGAACCTACCAAATTTTGACAGTGAGGTGTTCAAAGAAATAACAGGAATTGACACGGGTAAAAAGGAAGTAAGTTTATCAGGCAAAGAGGTTTCTGTAACTTTAGACGGAAAAATCTATACTGCGGTAATCAAATAACCTTTTAACACTATGTCTTAAAAAAGTAAGGCATAGTAATTAGAAGATTAAATAAAGGGAGGATTATATGAGTATTGAACAAATAGAGTTAATAAAAGATTTTACATTTAATCTAGTCTTGTTTGGTTCTGCCTTGTGGTATGGCTTGGTTGAAAAAGATTATTTCAAATATATAGTCTTACTTAGTTTAATGTTTATTTTGGGGAGGATTATATGAGTAGAATAATCAAAACTAACTAAATAAAGGAGTATGAACAATAAAAACAAAATTATTCTTGACCTTTGTGGCGGGACAGGAAGTTGGAGTAAACCTTACAAAGAAGCCGGGTATGACGTAAGAAATATAACACTCCCGGAATATGATGTTTTGACCTACGAGTTACCGAAAGAAGAAATATACGGGATACTCGCAGCTCCGCCTTGCACAATGTTTAGTGATGCCCGAACAAATGCTAAAACTCCAAGAGACTTAAAAGGAGGTATGGATATTGTGTATGCGTGTCTCAACTTGATATGGCAAGCACAATTCAGAACAAAATCTGACCAACAGAAATATCCTCCATTGAGTTTTTGGGCATTGGAAAATCCGTGGTATGGAAGGCTAAAATGGTTTCTTGGTCATCCAACATTTGTTTTTGACCCTTGGGAGTTTGGGGATGCTTACAAAAAGAAAACTGCATTGTGGGGATATTTCAACCCTCCAATCAAAACCCATACGACTATTTCTGATGTGATGACCAAAGAACATATTGAGGCTCACAAAACAAACAGTCAAAAATTACCGAAGTTTGATAAGTTACTGATGCCAGAGTTGAAACAACTCAAAGGAGTGAATAACGCTGACTATTGGAAGCAAACGAAATTACGACAAACATTACGAGCAATAACACCACAAGGATTTGCTAAAGCATTTTACAAAGCCAATCAATAAATAAAACCCTAGACTTATAGAGGATATGAAAAAGAATACAATTTTACAAGAAAGCTGGGTTTGGAATAATGCGGTGCAGGAATTTGTTAAACCCCTGATTATGGGTAAAAGTTTGAATGTATGTGCTGGTAAGTCTGAACTAGGAGATATTAAGTTAGATTTGAATCCCATAGACAAGTCTGTTCTAAAGGGAGATATGAGGGGTTTACCTTTTGAGAACGAAGTGTTTGATACAGTTATACAAGATCCTCCCTGGAAAATTGGTTATTACGAAAGGATGCGACCATTCTTTGAGTGTGTCAGGGTTTGCAAAGTAGGGGGAATAATAATTTACAATGCGACTTGGATACCAGAAAGTCAATCCACAAAGTTAATAAGGACTTATGTGCGACAAGATAATAGTTTCTCAAATACTTCGGTTATTAGTATTCACGAAAAGATTACAAACAAGTTTGATAACTATAAATCTAACTCTCTAACCAAATAAACTATGAATAACATAATAGAAGTCTTGTGGGAGATGTTTGTTTTCTTTGTTGGTGTGTGTTTAGGTCATTGGATTTGTGCAGAGGCAAATGGATTACACAAGCGAAAAGAAATAACCTGTAACCCCGATAAAAATATACATATCTTTGACGACAAAAGAGAGGTTTGTCATTGTATGGGAATGATGAAAGACGTAACTACTTTTTCAATCCCTATAGTGGCTCAGAAGAAATCTAAATAAAACTATGAAGCAGTCTAAACAACTCATGAACCAAAAACAGGAAGGGAAGTATGGAATTTGAAGAATTTACAGGTTTGCCAGAAGAAATAAGATTTAGTAACTCATTCTTGGGAGATGTGGAGTTTAATAAACCACCTAAAGCCCCCAAGCCACCCAAGGGCGGAAGTAAACCTGTCCAAAGACCTAAAGATACGGGAGTATTTAAGAAGCACTTGCCAAAAAGCGGTAAAAAATGATATATATGTAATGACATGACTTACCCTGTCCTAAATGGTAATGTCCCTAAAATCTTCAAGAAAAGGTATGGTTTTTTTCACCAAAAGTATTACTCCGCAATCTTCAACGACAGAGAGGTTACAATAGACGATCTTTCAGGAACTATAAAAATATGTGTTTCTACACCACCCGAAGGCAAAGACCCGGGAGAGGTAGTAATGTCTTGGGACTTTGACGATGAGGGGAGCGCAATAGATTTTCTAAATAAACAAAACTTGCTAGTTTAAGCTATAATAAAATATACAGCCTAATATGGACACACCTTTTAATGCACTACCCGGATTTCTAATTTGCAAACCTTTCGTTTCGAAAGACGACACTTTTATATCTGATAAAGAAGTGGCCGGCGAACCTCAGATTTCAGAAGTAATATCAGTTGGAGGCGGATATATAGACGATCACGGAAACTCCAGAACCCCGCCTGTTAAGTTGGGAGACGTTATACTTCACAGATATACCTCAGATGACCTAACCATTGAATTTGATAAATACCGGATAGTTCACTTTAGTAATGTTTTAGGATTAAAAAGTGAAAAAACAAAAAAGAAATAATTATGCAAGATAACGACACAAAAGTATTATTCGGAGATAGTGCAGTTAGCGAGTTAATGAAAGGCGTAAATGTTGTATGCGACGCTGTTAGTACAACTCTGGGCCCAAGAGGAAGAAATGTGGCCATGGATAAAGGCTACTCACATTTGATAATCCACGACGGCGTTAAAACAGCCTTAGAGGTAAACCCTAAAAACCCCGTTCATAAGTTGGGTGCAAAGATAATTAAAGAAGCCGCCAAAAAGCAAAGAGATGTGGTGGGAGATGGTACAACTGCCGTCATGGTACTGGCCCAAGCTATTTTAGAGGAGTCCTTAAAAGCTACTTCGTCAGGAATTAACCCCATGAGTTTAAGAAGAGGACTTGAGGAGGGATCGTCAATCGTAATAAAAGAAATCGAGAAGCTAAGTAAACCCGTAACTACTTTGGAGCAAAAAGTTCAAGTAGCCACGATTTCAGCAGAAGATGAAACCCTGGGTAAGTTAATAGCTGAAACCGTACACAAGGTCGGTAAAGACGGTGTGATAGTTGTCGAGGAGTCCAAACTACCCGAAACCACCTCAGAAATGCAGGAGGGTATGCAGTTTGACAGAGGTTATGCCCATCCTTGGTTAATAACTGATCCTGAAAGACAAATAGCAGTTATAGACGATGTTCATATTTTAATAACCGATAAACCTCTTAACTCGATTATGGAGATAGGAAAGTTTTTGGAACTCAAAGTCTTAAATGAAGCCAAAGTACAAAAGATGGTGTTTATCTCACCCGAAATAGGGGGTGACTTTTTATCCTCACTTGTGGTAAGTAAAGCTAAGGCTCAGTTTTTAGGACTGGCGGTTAAGTGTCCGATGGTTGGAAGCCACCAGATTGAATTTTTACAGGATTTATGCGCCATGACCGGAGCAAAATTGGTAAGTAAAGATGCCGGACATAAGTTTGAGGACATAGATATAAGCTGGTGCGGAAAAATAGATAAAATAATATCAACTAAAATAAATACAACTATTACAGGCGGTAGGGGATTAAAGGATGATGTTCTTAAAAGAATAGCGGTAATTAAAAAACAACAGGAGGATGAAACCATAAGCGACTTTGACAAGGAGAAGTTAAAAGAAAGACTGGCTAAACTTACAAGCGGTGTAGCAGTAATTAAAGTCGGAGGCGAAACCGAAATAGAAATGAACGAAAGGAAAGAAAGGGTTGACGATGCTAAATGCGCCACACAAGCTGCCGTAAAGCACGGTGTCGTACCAGGAGGCGAAACAGCCTACTTATTGGTTAGGGATAGCTTAGATAGGTCAAACTTAGGTCAGAAGATATTATACGATGCGATGTTAAAACCCTTCAGAAAATTAGTAGAAAATGCAGGATTTGACGGAGGGGAGCTATACAATGAATTCAAAAACCAAAAAGGCAAAGGGTTTAATGTAGTTAAAGGAGTTTGGGTTGACCTAATAAAAGAAGGGATACTCGACCCGACCCAAGTACCTGTAACGGCCATTAAGTCTGCCGTGAGTGTGGCTATCCAGATTTTAACTACCGGCGCAACGATTACACCCGATATAGATGATAACCAAAAAGTGCTTGATTTGCTTAAAAAGACCGGCCGTTAAAGTAGAACCTTACGGATATTTGCCTTGTCTTGTTTGTCAAAAGCAAAAAATAAAAAAGGCAACAAATATCGAGGTAACTACCGAAGAGATTAGGGAAGGCAGGAGAGTATTTAAAAAAGATATAACCCAGCCCTACAGGGACGGGCAGTTAAGCAAAGAGTATGTTGAAGAGTATCCTAACCGAATTAAGGAAATGATTAAGGAAGGCAATATAACTCAAGAGGAAGTTAAAAACGCTAAACCAGTATGGGGAGAAACCGAGTATTACAAACACGAATAATATGTTAATTCCGGGTGGTCAAATAGGAGAAATAGTAAAAGACGGAGTAATACAGGAAAAACAGTATGAAGCCGTAAACACAGATACTTTAGAATACTGCTGGCTTCATCCTTATACTTTAACAAGCGATTGGAGAAACCCCAACGCTGAGGATAAAAAGAAACTTGATAAAATAAGACTAAAAGAAGGCAAAATTTATAAGGAGGATGGAAGTGTTAAAAAGTTCAGATACTGTCCAAAATGCCAACAGGTAGTATGGTACACAAAGGAGCCGTGAGATTTATAGGAACCGATTTATATAAACTAATGGTAGATAAATACGAAGTCGGAGACAACCCTATATGTTTAACCGAAAGCGACTATAAACTTTATACGGAAATAATAGACGAAAAGTACAAACAAATGGGGCAGGAAAACAAAGGAGGATATACTTTTAGAGGTAGAGAAGTGAAACAATTATGATAGAAAATATAGTTACCTGGATACTTGCAATAACAACCTTTTTAATAGGTTATTTTATAGGTAAGGATAAAAATCCTCTACCTCAAGACGTTATTAAGAAGGTTAAAAGAATAGCACAGGCTTTCCCTTTTAAGCGTGATATCGGGCCCGTTGAAGCTCCAAGTGCGGAAGATATAAGGAAATTCAAAAATCCTCTGGTTAAGGCAGAAGAGGAAGCAATGAAAGATACATTTTCCCAAATACTAAAACAATGAACGATTTACCGCAGGAATTACCGCAATCCCCCACTCTATCCCCTACTGAGGAAGTGTCCCCCATTCAGGCACAAAATAATACTCTCTCATCGGAAAATGACAAGAAAGAGGAAGAAGAAAAAGAACTGACTTTAAAGCAAAGGAAGTGGATTGATAAGTATTTAGAAACTGGCAACGCCACAGAAGCAGCCATGCAAGTATACGATTGTAAAAACAGAGATGTGGCAAAGTCTATTGGACATGAAAACCTTACAAAACTTGACTATACGGACTTTATGGAGGCCGCTGGTGTAACTGATAAACTGCTTCAAGAGAAGTTGTTGGAAGGACTTGACTCGACTAAAACCGTATCTGCAAGACCGATTAAAGGAAGGGCCAGCCCAACACCCCAAGAACTACCCGATGCAAATTCATTAACAGATGATTTTATAGACGTACCCGATTTTATGGTAAGACATAAGTATTTAGAAACCGCACTTAAGTTAAAAAGGAGGTTGACTGAAAAGATTGATCTGACTTCAGGAGGTAAAGTCATTAAAGGCCCGATATTATATATTCCACAAGAGAAAAAAGATGTGGTATAATGAGGGGATGATAAAAAAGTGTTTATTTTGTAGTGGTCCATTTATTACATATCCTTCTAAAATTGCTCTAGGTAGGGGAAAGTATTGTTCTAAAACGTGTGCAGATATATCCTTTAAAGGAAAACATTTTAGTCCCAATACAGAAATAAAAGTTGGTCAGCGTATTGACCCAAGAATTAAGGGGTGGAGATATACAATTTCAAGAAAAGGCGGAAAGAAATATAAAGAATTATTTAAACCCAACCACCCCATGTCTGACAAAAGAGGATATGTCAGAGAACATAGATATGTGATGTCAGAAAGTATCGGTAGAATTTTAATAAAAAATGAGATTGTACACCATAAAGACGGCAATACTTTAAATAATGATATTAATAACTTAGAGTTAATGTTTAAAAGAGATCACGATAGAATGAATACGCCATTAAATATACATAAAAGATGGCACGAAAGGAGAGTGATGTTTAGTGGAAACCCCTGATCCCCAAGAAATATGGCAACCTTTTCCTAAGCAAGAAGTAGCATTACTAAGCACTTGTTTTGAGACACTTTTTGGTGGAGCCAGGGGTCCTCAATGCCAGGAAAAACAGACACGGGTATAACATGGCTTCTTAAACCTTTTACTTATGAACTACCGCCTTCGATAATAGCTAGATATAGAGCTTTGATTATCCGTAAAAATTCAACAGACTTAACAGACTGGCTTGATAGAGCTTCTTGGATGTACTCAGAGTATGGGGCAGAAAAAGGAAGTGAATTTAACTCTCCTGTTATTAGGTTTCCAAGCGGTGCTAAATTTAGGTTGGGTCATCTAAAGGACTCACAGGCTTATACAAAATATGTAGGGCATGAGTACCAAAGACAACTTATTGAGGAACTTAACCAAATTAAAAATGAGTCAGACTACCTTAAACTTATATCTTCATGTCGGTCTACATTGACGGGGATAGACCCCAGAGTGTTTTCTACTACTAATCCAGGTGGTTTGGGACATGCCTGGATTAAGAAAAGATTTATCAACGTGGCCCCTTGGGGAAAAGTTTTTGAGACACGGGAAAAAGTTGGGGGTAAGGACGTTGTGCGCACAAGAGTGTTTATTCACTCTGTAATGGATGACAACCCAGTATTGATGGATAAAGATCCTGGATATGTTCTATCAATAGAGGCGTTAAAAGAAAGCGATCCTGAAACATATAAGGCTTGGAGATTTGGCGACTGGAATGTATTTGCTGGAATGTTTTTTCATCAGTTTAAAAGAGACTTACACCTATGTAAGCCGTTTATTCCTTTTAAACAGGATGTAATAATTGGAGGGTTAGATTGGGGATATAACGCTCCTTTCTCTAATCACTTTTCAACAATAAACAAAATAGAAACAAATGACGGGACTAAATTTTACAGAATAAAGACATTTTTAGAAAATTATGGTACTCACAAAACAGCCAAGGAGTGGGCCATTGAAATTAAAGATAACTTAGCCAATTTCGGACTTACTTTAAAAGATGTTGCTTGGGTACAAGCCGATCCTGCGATATTCAACAAGGGCACAGATGGCTCAATATCTATTAGAGATCAGTTTATAGAGTCAGATGGTGGATTTGCTTCAATTAAAAGAGGTTCAAACGACAGAATATCAGGGTGGGCTAATATGCACAAATGGCTTTCGATAGCCCCTGATGGTTTACCATACTGGCAAATATCGGAAAATTGTATTCACTTAATAGAAGAAATTGAATCAGCAGTTTATGATGAACACAAAATCGAGGATTTAGATGCAGAATTTGACCACAGTTTGGACGACTGCAGGTATTGTTTAAAGGGTGTTAAGTGGATAGACGCTAAAGTTGGCGGTGTAAGCCACGCACAAGTACCCAAAATGCAACAAACTGCAAGGTTTATAGGTACTAAACAAGTATCGGTTGATTTAGATAGATTTGCTACTCCTACACAAACCATAAGTGATAGCGGGATCGGGGCCGTAAGGCACTAATGTATAATTAAGTAATGGACTTCAAAATTGGCGGGGTAAATAGGCACGTGGAAGTTACGACAATAGTTTTAGAATATAACCCCAACTTGATACAGAAAGATACGGTTGAGGGACTGATGCTTTGGCACTGCCCGATAGACAACACGCCTTTATTTCAATACTCGGCCAAAATGGTTGCAATAATGCCGGGAATGATACCCACTAAAATACCTGTAATTCATCAATGCCCCAAGTGCAAGACAAAATATCTGATTAGCCAGATAATCTAGGGTGATATAATTAATCATATGGAACCCACAATAAACAGTGATGAGAAAATCTATATCTCAAACACCCTTAATGCTGAAGAAAAAACGGGCGAAGGAGTAAGTCCTATCAGTTTGGATATTAAGGATGATGATTTAATTAAGATAGTAGACGAATGGATAGACTCCTCAAAGAGATTTTACAAGGATAAATATAGACTTGAAGAAAGACGCAAAAAGAACGAGTTGTATTTATTCGGTAGACAACTTCAGGATAAAGAAGAGCGCAAACTCTTAAAAGACTATGAGGCTAGATTTGGGGATAACGTACTTTACGAAATAGAAAGTTCGCTTAAACCTCTTGCGATGAGTCACCTTCCCGATATGATAGTGCTTCCCGGAAGTGAAGAACCCGAAAAACAAAAGACGGCTAAGGACTTATCAATGGCCGTAAATGATGTTAATAAAAAGAGGAGACAAAGAGCCATACTGGCTCTAGGATTTAAACACTTACCTACTTATTTTACGGGGGTTATTAAAGCAAGGTGGGACGGAGAACTTGGAAAAGACGGGGATTTCAGATTTGATATAGTCCATCCCGACCTTATAGTTGCGGACTCAACCGCCAAAAGCAATAACGCCGATGATATGAGGGTTATAGCGGAAGCCCTGCCTATAACAGTTCAGGAATTATTTATGAGGTTTCCTAAAAAGAAAGAGCAGTTAAAAGAAGAACTTAAAAAGAACGGGGTACAACTATCAGAAGACCCCACTTGGAAAGAACTGGCCACCGAAATACAGATATTTGAAGTATGGTTTGACTGGTATAAAAAGAAATCATCCACAGAGCTTATAGGCGAAACTTCACTTGATATTTACGAACCCTCACAAAAGTACGAAAAGATAACGGGTGTGCTTTGGAAGTACGGAAAAGTATTACTTGATAAAATGCTTGACCCCAACTTTGACCATGAAGGAGAGGAAATACTATCAGTAGAAGACCCCACATCTCCTAACGGACAGCGTGAACTCAGACCCGATGAAATGATGCTAATGATGTTAACCGGCAACTTTCAAGGAATTAAAAGAGAAAGGGTATATCATAATTACTTCCAAAAACCCAGAAAACCTTACTTTTTCTTTGGTTACGATCAATGGGGCAAAATTCCTTACGATGAAACCTCACGGATTGAACAGAATATAAGAAATCAGGAAAACTTAGACGAACAGGGTAAAAGGATAATAGACAAGCTGAAGCAAAGGATTAAGCATATATGGAGCAAGGAGTCGGGACTTACTTCGGGTGATATTCAAAAAATGGATATGGAAAATCCCAACCTTGACGCTCTTATTCAGGGAGATGTAGATAAAGCACATAAAGCCATTACACCCGAAAGGCCGGATGCGGCAGAGTTTAAATCCGTTCAGGACTCAAGAGACAGAATGTATGCTACGGCTGGGGCCAACGCAATCAGGGGAGACCTTCAAAGTGATGTTGCTACAAGCAACCAAATAGCTAGGGAGGCAGATTTTACCCGTGCAGACGACTTAGTAGAAGATACAATAAATGCCGCTTGTGAGTGGATGGCAGACTGGCAGATGCAATTTATCAAGTTAAGATATACAGAAGACCACATGAGGCAGATATTGGGTGCTAAGGGTGCTGTAACGCTTCTTAAACTAAGGCGGGACTTAATAAGTGATGGAATGGAAGTAACCATTAAGGCTTCGAGTACGGATAAATTAAAGGCCCAAAAGAATGCTATGCAGATGGCAGAACTTAAACTTATTGACCCTCTATCTTTTTACGAGGATATGGGAATAAGTGATCCTCAGGGCAGGGTAGAAAAAGTAATGTTATTTAATACCGACCCCGCAGGTTATATGGCTAAATATGTAATGGGTTTAGAAACCACAGAACAAATGGCAGGGGCATTACAGAGTCAACCGCTACCTCAAGGGGGTCAACCCGAAGTTGCGCCGCAGAACCCAACCCCGGTTGATACGTCAGTAGTTGCAAGTGAACCACCCATAGGAGTTACAGCCAGTCCTGAAAACGGGTTATTATGAAAGACTTAAAAGACAAAGTAGTTAAACAGATAGTTGAGTCTCTTAAATCTAAAACACCTAAAAGTAGGGATGAAATGGTAAAAGAGTCAATGGATATGGCAATGGGACTTACGTCAGCTCCAGCGTCTTTTAAAGGTGTTGCTGGTAACGCATCTAAAATGTTAAGGGTTGTCAAACCAGTAAAAGGTGTATTTAGAAATGCAGGTAAGTTTTTGGTTAAAAAGATTAGGCCTAAGTAGTATAATAAGTTATGTATCCTTCAACCGATCACAAGAAAATGGACAAAATAGTAGAGGAGGCCTCAAAGGGTACTGCTTTGGGTGAGAAAAAGTCAAAAGAAAACGAAAGAGATAAAAGGCGCATGGTTTGGAATGCAATATCAGACTTGGGATATGCGGCTTGTGATTTATATAAAGAAGGCGACCTGTCTTTTGATGAAGCGGTATCACAATTCATACAAGCCCTTAACAAACTTAAAGGCAAAGAAAGTAAATTGATGGGAACTATTAAAAACAGAGAAGAAAATGCCGTACACGATTACTAAGAAGTCGGGTAAATATATAGTTAAAAAGAAATCTACGGGCAAAGTGGTTGCCACCACCGACAGTGCTAAAAAATTAAGAGGTGTAATGTATCACAGAACCAAAGGTGAGTAATTTGCACCGCATAGTATAATGAATTGATGAACGATAATACGGGTAATAGCCCATCCACAGAGGACGTAAAAGACCAAAAAACCACAGAAGAGGCTCCTATTGAGACAAAAGAGGAAGACTACTCTTATGATGACGTTCACAAGCAAACCACAGAACAGATAGCTAAAGGTGAGACTACCGAGGAGATCGAAAATGATGTAGAGAAAAAAGCCAAAGAAGAGGCCGAAGCAAAGGCAAAAGCGGGCGAAGAAGGTGGGGAAGACAAAAAAGAAGAGGAAGAAGTAGAATTTGACCCCAAAAAGTTAGTTGAAGAAGTAAGTAATGCGGTAATTGAAAAGTTAAGTGCGACAGATGAAAGCAAGAAAAAGATTGATACGGAAATTAAAGACGACTATCAGGAATGGTACGATAAAGTAACTAAAGACACAGGTAAAAATCCTACCTGGAAAGAAGCGGTTGAGTTTGTAAAAGAAAAAGCCGTAGAAGAAATTAAAGCCGAACAGGAAAACCAAAGGAGAGAGGCCGAGAAAGCGGCAGAGGAAGAAAGAAAAGCTAATGAGGAAGTAGCCAAAAAGTTAAATGCCAACATTGATGAAGAAATAGAAGAACTATATAAAAATGGAGAACTCACACCCATTAAGGATAAAAACAACCCCTCAGATCAAGGCGTAGTTGAAAGAAAAGCCTTATTTCAGGCGATGCTTGAGGTTAACCAAAAGCGTGCAGAAGCTGGTCAAACCCCCATTTTATCTATCAGTAGGATATTTTACGGAGGATACTATAAAAAGCCATCCGCTCAACCGGCTGGTGAAGACGCTCCCGTTTCGGTGGGTAAAGGTGCTACTCCTACAGGCGGTGAAAGTGAAGAGTTGGATTATATGAAAGATGTACACAATAAACCCTGGAGTGGATTTAGGATTCCAAAAATAGGGGGAAAATAATTGATTTGAGGCTGATTTGACACATACTCTATAATAGAATTAGAAAGGTAAAAGAGCATATAGCTCGCCAGTACGGCGGGTTTTTTTGCTTTTAAAGGGACACTAATATCTCATACGACGGAATACAACACGGAAACAGAGTTGATAACTTCAACGAAAGAAAACTCCACGCAAAAGTGGTAGATCAGTTATTGAATGCTCCTACACTATATTCAAGGGTGCTTTCCAAAGGGCAACCGTTTATCGGTAAAACAATGGATTGGACAGTTGATGTGGTTTCCGATACACAGGGCGAGTTCTTTATTGGTCTTGAAACTCTTAACTCCTCAGCAGTTAACTCTACTATTACTCTAAGCTATGCACACACAGCTTTCACTCAGCCTAAAGTTGGTGTAATGCTTGAGAGTTTTGCTAATACGGGTGAAACAGCAACTATCTCTTTGGATGTATTCAAATATGAGAAAGCGGCAGCAGAAGCCTTGCAGAAACTCGGAAGTGCGGTTTATGCAGACGGGACGGCAAATAGACCAAACGGATTTGGTTTGATTGTTGATGACACTGGAACAATCGGTGGTCAATCAAGGTCAACTTATTCTCAACTTAACGCTACCGATACGGCAAGCGGCGGAACTCTTACCTTAGCCAAACTCGCAACTTTGGATGACGCTACGAGCGCAGCCTCTTTAATGAGTGCCAGTACAGGTATCGGAGTTACTACAAAAACAATATTCTCACTCTTTGAACAGTTACTACAGCCTTCAGTTTACTCAAGCTATGAAGCCATCGGATTTCCTAAGCTCGGAGTAAGGGCAATGACCACATCAAGAGGGGATAAAGCTCAAATCGGAGCAGGTTTCAAAGCCATCGAATATAGGGGTAAACCAATAATTTCCGATGATTTTGCAACCTCAGGTTATCTTTATTTCTTAAATGAGGACTCATTCGGATGGTTTGGTAGAAGTGTAGTTCCCGATGAGTATAAAGACATGGTTGAAAAAGTCAACCTTGGTACCATGAAGGCATACGAAGGTGTCGGTGCAGATAGTCTTGATCTTCCCTCAGAGTACAACGGATGGTTTTACCAGAAAGCTATGGTATTGCCTAATCAGGCAGGAACAATTGGAAGATTTTATGTTATCGGCCAGATGTGTGCTTGGGAGCCACGCCGAAACGGAAGATTAACAGGTATAACAGGAGTATAAAAATATGAAATTTTCAGGATTTACAACTATAAACGACTTAGACATTTTTAGTTCAAGTACCGTAAAGCAACACGCTTTCGGACAGCTTGCAATGGCTGCAGATGGCAGGAAGTTTAGATATGCAAAAGCGGGCGCCAGCAATCTTGTTGCTGGTAATGTCCAACAGGGCCCGGCCATAGTTGCCAATCATCAAAACATTGCTGTTGCGACTGCGGCCGCTATTGGTGCAAACTCGGTAACCGTTACTCTTGGTGCAACTGCGGCTACTGCTAACCAATATGCAGATGGTTACATGGTGGTTAATGACGTTGACGGCCAAGGACATTCATATAAAATACTTTCACATCCAGCCGCCGACTCTGCCGCATCTCTTGAATTAACATTGGACGACAAAATAAAGGTTGCTTTGACCACCTCATCCGAAGTTTGTCTAATAGCAAATCCTTGGAATGGAGTTATTATTTATCCAACAACATCTACCCAAACTGTTGCCGGGGTTGCCCCCTTTGCAGTAACGGCTGGTGAGTATTGTTGGCTACAAACAGGCGGTGTTGCATCAATGCTTGCGGATGGAGCGATTGGCGTTATGACTGGAGTGGCAGTTCCTTCAAGTGTGGCTGGGGCAGGTAAGATAATGGCGGCAACACTATCTCAAATTGGTTACGCACTACAGGCTGGGGTTGATACAGAATACAGAGCGGTCTTTTTGACAATAGACTAAAATGTCCAAAAGCAAACCCAAAAAGTTGGCAACCAAACTTCCAAAAGAAGAACCAAAAGAGGTCGAGGAAGTTAAAGATGTCAAAAATGAATTTAACTGTGAGAGATGTTCAGGACTTGGACTTGTAGGTGATCCATCGGATATAAACAGTAAAATTTGCGCAGTTTGTAGCGGAACAGGAAAAGTTTAACGCCTTTTACCGGACTTGATCCGAGAGGGAAAAATACAAAGGTTAGTAGCCCACCTTTAGAGTGGGTTTTTTAATAAAATGACAGTACTAATAGAAGATTATTTACCAGTAGTTAAGTATGAAGGTTTAAATACCAATAAAGCCGCTGTTTTTGGTTCTACCTTGTCAGTAGCAGGGGCCATTACGGCTACGGGCGGTGTTGCTGGCACACTTACAGGTGCGGTTGTTGGTACCACGGGATCTTTTTCTTCGACGCTTGCTGTTACAGGAGCCTCTACCTTAAGTGGAGAAGTTAACTACAAAAGACAGGTTACAGATACGGGTGGGGCATATGCCACCCCCATTGCTCTAACGGAAGCACAGTCGGGACGTGTCATTTTAGTAGACGAAGCGGCCGGCCTTGACTTTACACTCCCTGCGGTTGCAGCCGCACAAGTAGGGACTTTCTACGAGTTTTTAGTTAACGTTACTATTACTTCTAATAACTTTAGAGTAACAGCCGCTGCGGGAGACTTACTAAGGGGCGGACTCGCTATTCAGGACTTTGACACCGCAAACACCAGCACTTACTTTACTCCCGATGAGTCAGACGATCTTGTTTTGACAATGAACGGATCCACCACCGGTGGTAAAAAAGGAACATGGGTTAGATTTATTGCGATCAGTGCCACAGGGTGGTTTGTTCACGGGATAGCATTTGGTGATGGATCGCTAGCCACACCATTCTCCTAATGATTATAGGTGGACACTCTGACCTAGCCTCCACAGGATCGGATATAGATGAGTTTATTGAAAGAAATTTGGGGTGACACTCGTGGTATAATTAGTGTATGACTACTTTTGAGAATGCTGGGCAAATTCAGAGAGACGCTAATAGACAACCCATCGTATCAAATGAGTACTATCACCTAGTTAAAAGAATTACTTTTGATGGTGGTATAGAAAATGGTATCGGTGATGCAAGCGGAACCTCAAATCCTTACAATGTTTTTTCGGTTACTGGCGAAGTGATTGCATCATTTTTCGGTTTTGTAAAAGAAGATTTGGTTGGTCTGGGAAACGTAACCTTAGGAGTAACCGGTGATCTAGACAGAATGATACCTCAAATTACAGCAGGATCCTCAGCCGCATGGCTTGGTTCTATTGCTGATGATGGTGCGGCCCTTGAAGGAGATTATGATACGGTATTTTTACCAAGACCAAGACCTCTTTCATCTCTTAATTCTCCGGATATTCAAGTAAGTGTCAATGATGATGTCACTGCCGGTGCTATTGATTTTTATTGTCTTTGGAGACCTTTAAGTGTGGATGGGCTAGTTGAGGCCGCTTGATATAGGCACAACGGCTTTACCTAATCAATTCTAAGGGCCGTAAAATATAAAAGCATACATATATGCCATCTATTGACCTACCACGAAAAGACGAAACGCCAAAAACCTTCTTTAACCCCATTAATAAAGACTTTACGATGACTTATCGGGACGAATATACTAATCAGGAAAAAACCTATACCCTACAAGGACTAAAACAAGACACTCAACCTTCATGGTTTGCAGACCTTATTATCAAAAACTTGACAGACTTTACAATCAATCAAAGAGAGTTAAAGTCTGATGACGAAAACAGAGAAAAGGTAAAAAGTGAAATACTTGTATGAACATTCCTTATATAAAGGAGCTTCTTGAAAAGTTACTAACCGAGTTCAACTCCATAATCAAAAAGGGTGAGGATTTTCAAAACCAACAAAAGAATATTGAAATACTGCAAGGCAAGTTAAGCGATCAAAGTAAATCTTTATTTAAGAGAGAAAATGAACTTGAGTTGAATAAAAAGAAACTAGAGATAGAGCAAAAGTCACTACAGGAAGAAACATTTAAGGTTAATCAGGCTAAGTTACAAATCCCGAAAATAGAGGAGGAGTTTAAAAAACTTGAAAGACGTGAAACTAGTATCATTCCCGAAGAAAAGAGACTTGAAAAAGTACGGCTGGAACTTGACGGAAGGGAAGCTAAAATAAAAGAAAAAGAAAGCGAGCTTAACAGAAAAGAGGCTGAATTAAATGGAAAACTGACTCAAATCAGTTCTGAACGTGAAGCTAACGAGAAGATACTTAAAGAAAATGCTAACAAACTTAAACTTATATTAGACAAACAACGACACTTCACCCGTACTCAGAAAGAAGTGTTGGGGTGATATAATTAGAGTATAGGAGCATATAGCCCATTTAATATGGGCCTTTATTGTTTTATGTCCAGTATAAAAAGAGAAGAAAACCGCCAAGTAGCGTTATTTAGCCTTTCATCAGACGATGACGGTGCTTTTGTTGAACTTTGGACTGATCCTACTACTCATAGACTTCTCGTAGATGCTTCTGCAAGTGTCTCGGGACTGGCAACCGACCTTACAGACGGTGAAGCCGTAAACGCCGCTAATGTGGGTACGATGGTTTTGGGAACGGATGGCTCAAATTACCGAGTTTTGGCAGTAGACTCGTCGGGTAATCTCCAAGTCGATGTTTTGACTATACCAACCGTGACTATTACTGCTACCAATTTGGACGTACAAAGCGGTGGCGCAGATTTAGCTACGTCTACACAAGCGGGAGCAATCCAGACCGCAGTCGAACTTATAGACGATACTGTTTTTGTAGATGATGCGGATTGGACGGCAGATACTTCAAAACACGTTTTAGTCGGAGCTGTCACTCAGGTTGCACCAACGGCTAATACAGATGGAGACACCACACCCCTTACAACAAATGCCTTGAGGGAGTTAAGAACGGCCATCCCCGAAAGCGATCTGGCTACCGCAGGAACTTCACACGTTAAAAAATACTACACAAGTGCGGGTGCGGTTACAGACGGTATAATTTGGAGTCCAGCAGCGGGTAAGAGGTGGTACATAACTGATATTTATATTCAGGTTTCGGCAGCTGCCACAGTAACTTTGGAAGACGATAAAGCCGGTGGAGATGAAGTTATTTGGAAGTCAGAGTTGGCTGCAAATTCAGGCTGGTCTCACCCATTCAAGACTCCCTGGTTTTCAGGAGAGGATGCGGCCGATCTCATAATTACTACAAGCGCAGGAAATGTTTATGTAACTGTGGTGGGGTACGAAATCTGAGATTTAATATGTATGAAACGAAAAACTATTCTGATGGGTATCCCCAATAATAGTGGAGTAATACCTGCACAAATGGTGCAAAGCCTTCTTCAGCTTCACAAACCGCTTCCTTGTGCGGTAATGATTATTGAAAGACAAATGATACTAAAGGCCAGAAACGCTTTGGCGATGGAAACTCTTAATGGTAATTTTGACTATCTCTTTTTTGTAGATGATGATAACCCAATTCCGCCCAATACTCTTGAGTTAATGGTTCAGGATGACAAGGACATTGTTGTTGCCCCAATTTTGAGTAGAAATCCAAATAAGAAAGGTGTACACGATTTATGTTCATTTTATGCACGAACTATTGATGTAGGATTTCCTCTAAGGCTTTACGACCATATAGACAAATTCAAAGAGGAGGGGCCACTACATAAAATTGACGGTGGGGGGACTGGTTGTATGTTAATTAAAAGAAAGGTTTTAGAAGAACTGTTTAAGAAATACAAGGACTATATCTTTGAGCTTGGAGACGTTAGATTTGAAAAGAAAATAATAGACGGGGTTGAATACGACAGACGTACAATGAGTGAAGATGCAGAGTTTTGTGAAAGAGCAATAGACGCAGGATTTGAAGTATGGCTTGATGACCGTATCAGACCATATCATTTAACAGGTGTACAAGCGGTTAGATGGGGGGATAAATAATGGCATATACAATTACAACAGCGGGGGCAGCGTTTGAGTTTGAGACAACCCTAATGACCCATCCGACCAAGCCTTT